CTCCCTCTTATTATGAGGCTCCCTCAAGGATACTTACCAGTTTGAATGATTCCATGATTTGATACCACGGATGTCATCACCATACTGATTCTTGAGAAGCCCAACTGATCCGTCACTGTTTTCAAGTCTACTCACATACTTTGCAATGGCGTCGTCTGTTGGTAACAGAGAGTACTTCTCTAGTGACAGCCACCATGTCACAAACTCAACAAAGGCTGGATGATACTTGGAACATTCCAATATTGATAGAGAACGAATCGAGTAAAATTCCTCTCCCTTAATTTCATCCTTTGTAAAGTTGTCAAAAGTTTCTTGATGAGTTAATCTATTATAACCTCTACTAATAGGATAAACACCTTTAATTTGACCATCAACAGTAAGCTCTGGGTGATAAAGATGTTGGAGGAAAATAGCGCTAATATCACTAACTCCAGTTTTATCTTCATTTGTTGTATAACCCCAAGATTCACAATGCTTTAAATAAGCAGTTACATCTTTATCATCTTTAAGGAGTAAACAGCAATCATCTATTAATATTAGACTGAGATCTAATTCAATAGTACCATAACTTGTAAGTAAGTTAGCATGAGCCAACGAACCTATTGGTGTAGTGTTCAAGGAACCTGATGGAGTACCATGATCACCTTCAAAAATTCCTTCGGGTGTAACGAGTCCGACATTACTAAAAAGATTTGAAATATCTCTAAGCTCAGTATGAAATGATTCTTGAAACAAACTAATATAGTCGTTCCATGCACAATCTCTTGCTGGGCCTTTAGTATTGGCGTCAAAATTATTGAAGTCAGTAGAAACTATTTTCATTCCGTTTGATATTGCGTATGATATAATAGTATCCATTCTATCATTTACAAATTCGGGGCCGGAAAGTGCTGATAACCAAACTTGCTTCTTCATCCATTCAAGTACGGGAAGGAAAAACGGTTCTTCACGAATAATCGTATAAAGAGAAATGCCCCAAACATCTCTTGTTTTACCTTGCTCCTGTGTTCTTGTATATAAAACAGCAGGCCACGACTCAAATTTACTATTACCAATAATTGGAATAGCTTCACCCTTCGTTATCATCAGAGGGAGACCTGAGGACGTGTTTTTCTTGATTTTCTTAAGAGCAGTTTCATTATTCACCGGACGCAATCTGTATAAATCATTTGACTTAACAGGAGATTTGCCAGGTGTACAGCTTTGTGTAGACTGAGAACTTTCAAAAGTAGCAGTTGCTCCTTCTCGTCTTTCAGACCAGGGTTTCTGGATTGAGCGAGGACCAATTTTGGCAATCTGCTTTTCTTCTAGCTTTACTAACTCTTCAGGCCAACCACTTTTATCTAGTGAATCGTAGAACGACATGTACTTCGAAATGATAGAGTCAGTTTCATCTAATCTTTTAGCAATGGGAGTTAGGATGACCTTATCACTACCTTTCACTGTTTGATACATAATGTTGGAAAGCTTATTCCATGCGTCTGAACTAATGTTCTTCTTCAATGTATTAAGGTTTGCAATTTTCATGAGTGGTTTATCTCTCTAGATTTATTTTGCAGTAGCATCTACTGCCGTTTCATCAGTTTTATCAAATTTACCTCTGGACTTAGATCTTGATTTTCTACCACCTGATGATGACTTATCTGAACTTATATTACTATAAAATTCCTGAACGTCAAGCCACTTTTGAATGACTAGTAGTCTATTCGGTGTACATTGAACAACAGACATGTTTGTTAGATAAGTTGAACCGAAAGGTCTTTGAGACCAGTTGATAATTGAAGGAGTAACATTAGTTACTGGTCTAATTCCGTCGTCTTGATAAATACCTATGAAACTACCAATGTTAGACCCAAGGTTTTGAGTATGAAAGTTTGGCCAAGTTGTAAAACCTCTAGTAACGGATTGATCGCTTCCATTCTTCATAGCACCATGTGTAAAGACAATCACGTTAGAGTGAGTATCAGTATAATAGTTATGAGGTGCAATGTTACGATCAGAACATAATCTAAGTTGAGGCTTAACAAGGCCAAAAGCGTTAACAGCTCCAGAAGAACTGAAAGATACTGG